ACTTAAAGAGTCTATGTTTGATAACATCCGCTATAGGCTGGGCGACGGCATCGTAGACTTAGAATTAGATCCAGAGCATTACGAAGCCGCATACAACTATACAGTTAAAACATATAGACAACGTGCAGAAAATTCTGTACAAGAGTCTTATACATTGTTAACAGTCGATAAGAACCAAGATACATATACACTACCTAGTGAATTTATTAATGTCAGACAATGTTATAGAAGAACAATCGGACTTGAAACAGGTCCTGGTGCATCATCATTTGATCCATTCTCATCTGCTATTCTAAACACTTACTTGTTAAACTATAACTATGCAGGTGGACTAGCAACGTATGACTTCTATGCAGGGTACGTAGAACTAGCCGCTAGAATGTTTGGTGGATTTGTTATCTATACATGGGATCCTGTAACTAAAACAATTAGATTTGTAAGAGACTTTAAAGGCTCTGGTGAACAAATTCTTATCTGGGCTGATATTACTCGTCCAGAAACTTCACTCTTGTTAGACCCAGGTATTGCACCTTGGATAGAAGACTTTGTATTAGCAACTGTTACAATCTCTATCGGACAAGCACGTGAAAAATTCTCAACTATTGCAGGCCCTTCTGGTGGTACTGCATTAAATGGTGCGGCAATGAAGGCAGAAGGTATAGCAGGACAAGAAAAATGTCTTAAAGACCTCAGAGACTACGTAGATTACTCACAACCTCTTACTTGGATACAGGGCTAATCATATTGCATGAATGGTATCGTTCATAGCAATCAGTTTACTGAAACTATTTGGTGTATTAATGTAGAGTGTTCTGCTAATCCAAACAACATACCACCATATCAAGGACATATAAATTCATTAGAGTCCTATGACACACAAAACATTGAGCATTTAATTATTGGTTTTATGCTTTATGAACCTCAAATTGCACATGATTTTACTGAGTGGACAAAACAGACTTTAGAGTATTTGCATGAAACTCAGTTGTTTCCAAATCTAAAGAATGTATATTTGCTACATGAATACACTAAAGTTTCTGTTTCAGAACTACCTAATCATTATATGGTCTTTGGACATAATACTAGATATTTTTTACTACGATCAGAAGGGACCAAAAAAAGAAGTGTTGGACTAAACAGATTTAAGTCTTGGCGAGGGAATGCAGTTGATCCTAAAGCATTATGGTTAATAGGAGATGTTTCTAATAGACCGCATAAGTTTCCACTACTATATAAATTTGCTGACTCTAAAAATTTAGATCAATTAGATTATAGTTTAACATCTAAATTAAATTATTCAGCACAAGGATCTGATTTTAATAAAGAAGACCCACAGACTTATGAACATGTAGTAGACATAATGAACGAAGTGTTTAATCTTAACTTAGACTTTAATAGTTTAACAACTTTATATAACAAATTTCAAAGAACACTTCCTGGTGATACGTTCGGAGAAATGGTAGATAATCAGGTGCATTCTTTTGACATTGCTAATTATTGTTTTCCTACTGAGTGGAATGATGCTTCTTTAATTATTATGCCAGAAACATGGTTCGATAATCCAGGAGGAGAAATGAGACCTTTTTGGGAACACAATAGTTATCCGACGACAGAAAAAACTTGGAAGCCTATTATTACTAAAAAACCTTTTATGGGAATTAGTAGATTCGACTTACAAGAAAAAACATTAGAAGGGTTAGGATATAAAACTTTTAGAAAATATACATCTGAACCAGACTTAATTAATGAAGATGTTAGTATAAGTGAATATATTTCTATAGCACACAAAAGAATAACTTCCTTTTTACATCAAATGGAAGATTATCAGGATGGCATAAGACAAGATATTGAATATAATTATAAACATCATCAAACTGTGCTAAAAGAAGAATGGGATTTATTGTATCGATCTTGTCCTCCGTTGAAGCATGTTGATAAACATAAAGTCTTACGACTTTTTACAGTACCAACGCATAATTACATACACACTCTCCCAGACGAATTCTTTAATGGGCGAATAGATTACAAAAACACTTGACTTCCCCTCTATATTAGTTTATAATAGATTATCTAACTAGAGGATTATCCCATATGATTATAGGTATTACAGGACTTATCAGCAGTGGCAAAGATACTGCGGCAGATTACCTTATTCGATTTCACGGCTTTAGAAAATTAAGTTATGCAGGACCATTGAAAGATTGTGTATCTGCTATCTTTGGTTGGGACAGAGAAATGTTAGAAGGCACAACTCAATCTAGTAGAGAGTGGCGAGAAGAAGTCGATGAATGGTGGGCAAAACGATTAGACATGCCTCATTTAACTCCTCGTTGGGTCTTGCAGTATTGGGGAACTGAAGTAGGTAGACGTAATTTTCATAATGATATTTGGGTATCATCGATTGAGAATCAATTGCGTAAGATAGAAGACAATGTTGTTATTACTGATTGTAGATTTAAAAATGAAGTCGATGCGATTAAAAATGCAGGTGGAACTACGATTAGAGTAGAACGAGGGGAGCAACCTATATGGTTACCAGATGCAGTTGACTATAATTATTATCAGAATCCACAAGCACTAGCACGTTTAACTGAATTAAATGTACATGCTAGTGAATATAGTAGTGTTGGTTTAGACTATGATCACACGATTAAAAACAATGGTACGATTGATGAATTGCATAAAGCAATGGAATCAATAGTCAACAGTTAAGTCTCCTCTAACCCATACAATTTCTTTTTTCTTTACAACTTCAATACAATTTAGACATATCGTTCTTAAATTTTGAAAGTCTACATTCTGAGGCTTTCCATCTATATGATATACAACCATTTGTGTAGGGTACAGACTTTTAAATCCACATAAGAAACATGTATCATCTTTTTGATATCCTGCTTTTTGCCAGAGATATATAGGCTTTCTTGTTCGGTTTACTTTACCGCATTGATCGCACATGCTTCGGTAATGACGTTTGCCTTTCTTAATATAGTTCACAGCACAGACTTTTCTGTTGCAAATTTTACATATTGGTCTAGGTAAACTCATACTAGTATTTATAAAATACCTTCGAAGGTATCTTAATCCGTTGTTTTTTGTAATACATGATAAATAATAGTATGAAAAAACAATCAGGGTGTAACCCTCAAAATCATACAAAAGGAATATTATTATGGCACTAACATCACCAGGCGTAGAAGTAAGCATCATTGACGAAAGTCAATATTTACCAGGCGCAACAGCATCAATCCCGTTCTTCTTGTTAGCAACAGCACAAGACAAAGCGGACCCAACATCAACTGCAACAGCGGCGGCAACAACGTCTGCGAATGCAGGTAAATTATACAGAGTCACTTCTCAACGTGATCTTGTTTCTTTATACGGTAACCCATTCTTTTACACAGCATCAAACGGTACTCCGTTACAGGGCTATGAATTAAATGAATATGGATTACTAGCGGCATACTCTGCACTTGGTATTTCAAATCAAGTATTTGTTTTAAGAGCAGATGTCGATCTAGCAAGTTTAGTAGGATCAACAGGTCGTCCAACAGGAGCACCAACAAATGATTCTTACTGGTTAAACACAACTTCTTCTACATGGGGAATTAATGAGTTTAATGAAACTACTGGCGTATTTACATCGAAGACACCAATAGTTATTTCTGATGCGGCATTAGTATCAGTAGGTACACCTCTTACATCAGTAGGAAACATCGGTGACTATGCAGTTGTTGCGATTCCTAATTATAGAAATCCTAACAATGCAAATGCTCCCTCATATTGGTACAAAAATAGTGCTAATACTTGGGTAAGTGTAGATTCACCTGAATGGATGTTCTCGTGGCCAACATTAACAGCGCCTACTTCTAATCCTACTTTGACTCAAGGTGATACTATTAATTTAATTATTAACAGCACAAACCTTGCAACTCTTACAGTAGCGGCGGCTCCGAATAACACAATTACTCAGTTAGCGGCAGATATTAATGCATTAGGCTTTAACTATGTGTCAGCGGCAGTAGTTAATAATAAACTTGAAATCTATTCTGCACAAACAGGTGGAGATAATGCTAGTAATCCAAATTTCTTTATTAGATTAACTGGAGCAACTGGAACAATCTTTACAGACTTAGGTTTCACAGGATCTACAGTAACTGGATTTCAACCAAGAGGATTCTGGGGCACATCTGCTCAACAACCATTATGGCAATCAGGACAAGCAGAGCCGGCTCCAACTGGGTCTGTATGGATCAAGGTTAACGGAACAGGATTACAACCAGTAATTTCTCAATATGATTCAGTAGCGGCATCTTACACATCTAAAACACCAACATTTGCAACTTCTGATTGGAGTCAAATCTATTCAGCAGACACAACAGGTGGACAAGCAATAGCGGCAGGTAGTGTTTATGCACAATATAACTTTGACGGTGAATATGAAGGAGCACCAGTTTATTACTTCTATAGAGCGGCAACAGGCGCTACAGTAATTAACGGTACAAACACTGCACCAGACTTTCAAGCAGGTCCTTATGTAGCAAGAGTTCAAATTTCAACTCCTGGCTCAACAACATTAAGTAGCCCTTATCCATTCAACTTAGCAGATGCAACAGATGCATCTGACTTTGTAACTGCATGGTCAGCGGCGAACATACCTTACACAAGTGCATCAGTTAATGATGACGGTTCTATTCAACTACAACACACTTCAGGTGGAGTTATAGTTTTAGATGAATACAGCAGTGTAAACGGTGTTTCAACTGGAGTATTTACAGAAGCAGGTTTTACAACAGCAACAACAGGTTGTAAAATAGGCCCATTCAGAGATGACATTGAATTCTCAGTAACTCAAACTGCTACAACAGGTTCTGGTACAGCATTACAAATTAAAGTAACTAATGACTACGGTAATTATGACTTTGATCCTGATGCAGTAGTAAACGGTGGTAGTGGACACGCAGTAGGCGATGTTGTTACTTTCTCAGGTGCAGACATGGGAGGAGCAACTCCAGGAAACGACTTAAAAGTCACAGTTTCTAGTGTTACAGCCGGTGTTGTTACATCTTATACATGGAATTCAGGTAAAGGCGTAGATATGTTTACGACTCAATTATCTAACTGGAGAGAATTCTCATTAACAACAAGTGGAGCAAACTCATTAACAGCAAATGAAGGTGCACCAACAGCAATACCAACTAACTTTACTAACTGGTTCTATTCTTCAACTGATCAAGTAGACATTATGATGAATTATAACGGTGCTTGGAAAGGTTATAAATCACAAGGATATGATTCAAACGGATTACCTAGTCCAGCAGTCGCAAACGCAACTGATCCTAAAGGACCAATTGTAAGTGCAACTGAGCCGACTACACAATCTGATTTAACAGCATTAGTATATGGTGATCTTTGGTTAGACACTACAGACTTAGAAACTTACCCAAATCTTTATAGATGGCAGTCAGTTCCAGCAGTAGGTGGCGGTAGTGCTACTGATAAGTGGGTCTTAATCGACAACACTGATCAAACTACACCAGCTGGTATCTTATTTAAAGATGCACGTTGGGCAACTAACGGAACAACTAATCCAGCAAATGATCCGATACCAAGTATTGCATCATTACTAGCAAGTGATTACTTAGACGTTGATGCTCCTTCATCATCAAATTACCCACAAGGTATGTTGATGTGGAACACAAGACGTAACTCATACAATGTTAAACAGTATCGTGTAAATTACTTTAATGCTGATAGATTCCCAACTGCTTCTTTACCAACACAAAAAGATGCATGGGTAACTGCTTCAGGTGATCAAGCAAACGGTGCAATGTACGCAGGTCGTAAAGCACAAAGAGCAATGGTAACTAAAGCATTACGTTCAGCAATTGACACTAACGTTGCAATTAGAGACGAAGATAACTACTTCAACTTACAAGCAACTCCAGGTTATCCTGAACTACAGCCTAACATGGTAGCATTGAACTCTGATAGAGGCGAAACTTCTTACATCGTTGGTGATACACCAATGAGATTAAAAGACGATGCAACTGAAATTCAAGCATGGGCAACTAACACTGCAGGCGCAGTAACAACAGGTGAAGATGGACTTGTAACTAGAAATACTTACATGGGTCTATTCTATCCATCAGGTATCACTAGTGATCTATCTGGTAACTTAGTTGCTGTACCATCATCACACATGATGACAAGAACAATGTTGCGTAATGATAATATTGCTTATCCTTGGTTAGCTCCAGCAGGAACTAGACGTGGTATTATTGATAATGCTACAAGCATTGGTTACATTGATGCAGAAGGAGAATTCAACTCAATCAGAACACGTATTGGTATTAGAGATGTGTTATACACTAACTTTATTAACCCAATGGTATTCTTCACAGGTAATGGATTATTGAACTATGGTAACAAAACTTCATTCAATTCATCATCTGCGTTAGATAGAGTAAACGTAGCACGTTTAATTGCTTACATACGTAGACAATTGATCTTAGCCGCGAGACCATTCGTATTTGAACCTAATGACCCACAAACAAGAAAGTCTATTAAAGCAGTAGTAGAAACATTGTTCCAGGATCTAGTTTCAAAACGTGGATTATATGACTACTCAGTAGTCTGTGATGATTCTAACAACACTCCAGCAAGAATTGATCGAAATGAACTTTGGATTGACATAGCAGTAGAGCCCGTGAAAGCCGCTGAGTTTATCTACGTTCCAGTCAGAATATTCAACACTGGTGAGTTATCAGGATCGTAAAAAGATATTAAGTGAGGCTTCGGCCTCACTGAATTAAAAAGATAAATATATATTAAGATATATTAAAACAGGAGATTAACAATGGCAACAGCCTCAGATACATTAGCAAAACTTTCGGTTCAACCTGAGGGAGGCGCTAACCAAAACTTGTTGATGCCAAAACTTCAATATAGATTCCGTGTGAACTTTATTAATTTTGGTTTTGACGATGATTCTTCACTTATACTTACAAGACAAGTCGTAGATTGTGCGAGACCACAAGTTCAGTTTGATGAAATCACTATGAACGTGTATAACTCACGTGTCTATCTTGCTGGTAAGCACACATGGCAAACACTTGCTATCAACGTCAGAGATGATGCTTCTGGTAATGTATCAAAAGCAGTTGGTGCTCAGTTACAACGTCAATTAGATTTCTACGAGCAGTCTTCAGCGGCAGCAGGTGGAGATTATAAATTCCAAACTGAAATTCAAATCTTAGACGGTGGTAACGGTATCAATACACCAACAGTATTAGAAAACTGGTCATTAGCAGGTTGTTTCTTACAACAAGCAAACTATCAGCAACTTAACTATGGTACATCTGATGCAGTGACTATTGCTATGACTTTACGTTACGATAACGCAATCCAGACAAATGCTGGTGGAGATATCAACGGCGTACCGGGAGCAGGTGTAGGACAATCAGGTCTACAAACATTCCCAGGTGGCGGCAACTCAACATAAGAATCATTTTAGATTTAAATAAAGAAACTGGTTTCGGCCAGTTTTTTTATGGACTTACAGGATAGATAAATACTATTATGTCTCAGACAGCAAAAGATTTTTTACAGCAAACCGGTCAGGGTATATTAGATGCACTTACGGGTAGAGTATACTTACGTGATTGGCAACATGCGGCCAAGACGTTCTTACCTGGTGGGCAAGGTAACGCAGGTAAAGTTAAGTTTACCTTTCATACTTACTTTTCTATTAACGAACAAGCATATTCTCCGCCGACAGGAGAAAACTATGGACTGTTAGTTAAATCAGTTAAACTACCTACGTTTAATATAGACGTACAAGAAATGAATCAGTACAATAGAAAACGATTGATTCAATCAAAAATTAAATATCAACCAATTGATATTACATTCCATGATGATAACGCATCACAGATTACTGCATTGTGGGACGCATACTATAGATATAACTATGCAGATGCATGGAACCCTACTGTTGATCCTTTTTCAGGTTCTACAGCAATAAAGAATTTTAATAGACGTAATATTTACGATCCATCAATATCAGGTGATATTGAATATGGTTATAGGGGAGATGCTAGAGGTCAAGGCGGTGCAGATGCTAGAGAAGTACAAGGAGAAAAAGTTCCTTTCTTTAATAACATTACAATATACGGCATGTGGGCAGGAAACTTTATTGCATATACTTTAATTAATCCTGTCATTACTACAATGGACCACGATACATATGATTATGCTGACGGTGGCGGCACAATGCAGAATAGAATGACTATCAACTATGAAACTGTAGTTTACAATTCAGGTAAAATTGATGACGAAGAAGCAGGGTCATTAGTTACTGGCTTCAAAGAAGATGCAAATTATGATAATGCAACAAGTCCTTTAGAACAAGGAGGAAACAATCCAGTAGATATTTTCAAAGATATGAAAGGTTTTGTTGATGGAGATCTCAATAGAGATGATATTCAGGCAGCATATGAACTTTATAAAAATAGTGATAATATAGTAGACAGTGCAAAGAAAGCAATTAAAGATGCGGCAAAAGAAGCAGTGATGAATAAACTATTTGGTGGAGGGGAAACAGATACGTCAGCACTATTCCCAACTGATGCGGCAACTCCTGCAATGATCAACATTGCTAATCAAGGTATTGTAACTGCCGCAAACAATAACAAGACTACTGTACCCCAATCAGCAGACGACGGTACTGCAATAGCAGATGCTGTAAATGCTGGAAAGCAAACAGGCGGACTTGCATAATGGCATTACAAATAACAGAAAGAGAAAACACATTAGAAGTATTTGATACTTTTTATGCAGAATCATTAACTATAAACTCAGGAGAATGGGACGCAGTTTATTCTTATTTTTTAGGTGTACTTAAAGGTAATTCTGAAAATGAAAGAACTAAAAAAACAGCGGCTCAATTTGCAACTGTTTTGTTTAGAATTGCACAGGAAACTGGAACAAACATTAATATCTTTATGGATTACTTTAGAACTAATGCAGAGACTTCAGTTCAAGTAAACACAGAAATGGCTTTTTATCTCAATTTATTAAAGTCAAAAACAGCATTGTACGGAGTATCAAACGTTCCCACTCCTAATCAAGCCGTACAACGTAACGTATTACCTTAAGGTTAATCAATGCCTCGTAGAAAAAAATACGCACAGGGTATCTATACTGTAAAAAATCAACACAAGTATGTAGGTAAAGGCAAGCCTAAATATCGATCTGGTTGGGAACTTACATTTATGATTTTTTGTGATACAAATGACAAGATAATCAAATGGGCAAGTGAATCAATAGTTATCCCTTATATGCATCCTTTTAAAGGCAAACGTACTAATTATATACCAGACTTTTTTATTGTTTACCAAGATAAGTTTGGTGTAACTAAAGCAGAATTAATAGAAATTAAACCTAAAGCAGAAAGTATTATAACAGAAAAAGTTAAAAATGCAAGACAACAAGCAGTCATTGCAATCAATCATGCTAAATGGCATTCAGCAAAAGCATTTTGCAAAGCACAAGGTATTAAATTTAGAGTAGTTACAGAAGACGATCTTTTCTATAACGGAAGTAGAAAGTAACTAAATAGATATATGACAAAGAAACTTGAAGAATTATTTGATATCGCATCCAGTGATGAAAACGAACTGAATGAGCCTATTCCAGGTGTAGCACAAGAAGTTACTAAAGAAGCATTAAGTAATTTAGAAAAGATTGAAACTGCTTTACCTACAGTCAGAGGACTAGAAGCATCTGATAGAGAGATGGATGAACTGAGCCAAAAAGCAGAGACAAGTTTCCAAGATTTGATGGACTTGGGTATGCAAGTTGATTCTCGTTTTAGTGGTGATATCTTTAGTGTTGCTAGTAATATGTTAAATCATGCTATAACCGCTAAGACAGCAAAGTTAAACAAAAAATTAAAGATGATTGATCTACAGTTAAAGAAAGCAACATTAGATCAACGTCAAGCAAAACAAGACGAGAAGATTGATAATATTCCTTTAGGTGATGGTGCTCAAAACTTAGATCGCAACGAATTACTACGAGTTTTAAGTGGGAAAAACACAGAGGAATGATAAATATATTATACGGGAACTATACAATATGAAAAGTTTAAAACATTACATTGCAGAATCGGTTCATACTTATGATTGTACAATCAAAGTTGCTGGTGACTGTAGCAAAAATTTCTTAGAGTTATTCAAACATAACTTAAACAAGTTTGAGCCTAAAGAAATCAAAGGCCCAACATCAACACCGATTATGAAATCACCATATGGTTTCCCCAATCTTTCAAACGAACCAGTACATATATTTAAATGTCAATTTGCTTATCCCGTAACTGAGCCGATGGTTCAACAACTAGCACAACTATTAGGACATAACATTAACTATGTAAGAATGGTTAATAGTGCATTTGATGACAGCATTGACAACGAAATGGTTGGATATGAAAATGAAATGAAAGATACTCCTTTGTTACAACATGAAGAAATGAATGACAATGGAAAAGAAGCCAGCAAAGAATATGGTGATAAGTATTTAGATAGCATACACAAACATGCAGAATATAAGAACGTTGGTAAAGTAGGTTTGCCTGCTGATCAAAAGAACACTAAAGATTCATTTGATCCTTGGAAGCCTTGGACTGATGACTCAATTAAAGGTCAAAAAAGTCCTATGACTGATGTTAAAAGAGGCCCTAAGCCTGAAACTTCAGCAGGGTATTAAGGATTATATTATGGATTTTAAAGACATCTTAACACAATTTGATAAAGTCACTGAAAAAGAAGACAACAAATTATTAGATGAGAAAAAGAAAACTCGACCTAGTAATATGTTAACTGAATCAGCAGAAGTTGCTGAGCCAGTATCAAATGAATTAAAACTTCCCTCATTAAAGAATGTCTTTGAAGAACTATCATTAGAGCCAGCAAAGCCTGGTGCACAAGAAATTCACAAAGATGGTCAAGCAATCGGTTCTGTATCGAATCCACAAGTTGCTCAACAAATGCAACAAGCAATGGCTAAAGGCGAATTAACTATTGGTGAAGAAGAAATACAAGAAGCCGAAGATTGGATTGATAAAGCAGTTAAGAAGCCAGGTGCTTTTAAAGCACAAGCAGAAAGAGCAGGAATGTCTACATCAGCATTCGCAAAACATGTACTAGCAAACAAAGACAAGTTTAATGCTAAAACAGAAAAAAGAGCAAACCTTGCTAAAACATTTAGTAAGATGAAAGAAACTGATACTCCTCCTGAATCTTCAATGGATTTAACATCACCTATATCAGGTGGTAACATGAGAGAAAGTGACGGATCTGGTTCATATGGTGGACAATCTCCACTTTCATATGATACACAACGTTCATCAAAAATAAAAGAAGCAATTAAACTTCCAGAAATCACACCAAAGATGGGCGACAATGGATCTAATACTCAAAGTGTAATTTCAGGTAAAGTAAAAGAAGGCGCTCAATATCCAGCAGACGATGGGTCTCCAAATTCAACTAACGATGAAAAAGGCAACGCCGCGGCAAACGCCGCTTTGGCAGCCAATGATTCTGATACTCCTCAACTTGTAAAAGAAAAGGCTAAGGGTAAGGTAAGCAAATCTAGTAAACTACCTAGTATTTCTAAAGTGAAATCTATGTGTTCAGAAGGCTTATCTACATCACAAATACAACAACTGCATCCTAAATGCAATAAACAAGAACTTAATATTATGATTAAAAATACTAAAACAAACTTAAAAGAAGGCGCAGAACACATTCTGAAAGCCGCGAAGCACATGGGTAAATCTCATGGTTTATGTAAAGGATCTTATGCATGTCCACATGATGCAGGTTCTGAAGGTGCTAGAGCATACCACGAGGGCTACAAGACAGGTCTTGATGAAGCATGTGGTATGAAGAATGCTTATGAAGATGCTAATGATGGTTTCAGTGCTGATGCAGAAGGCATGGGTATTAGACAAGCACCAATTACAGGAATGGTTCAAGAGGAGCCTGAAGCAGAAGTCGTAGACACTATGGCATCATACGGTGCAATGGGCGAAGCAGAATCTTCTCCAGACGGAAACGTTGGTGCAGATGATGACGGTGCATATGACAAATATGATTGGGACGCACAAACAGTTGCTAAGAAAGGCATTGATGAAGACGAATTTGAAGAAGGTAACGCATTCTCAGGCGCACTTGCAAAAGCACATACAGGTGATAAGTTTGAAGTAGGTGGAAAAGAATTCACAAAAACTACAGAAGATGCATACTTAGAAGAAGATGAGTGGACATTTGAATCTTTAGAAAAAGGTTTACAATCCCATTTGAATGAAGGTAAAAAATCAAACAAAAGAAAACTTGATGAAGGCTATACAATGTCTATCACTCAAGGAGAACAAAATCAACCAGACAGAGTTAGTGTTAATGCAACAGATGCAGAAGCAGACAAGTTAATTAAATTTGTTAAAGATGTTGGATTAGGTAACTATGGTGATGCAGAAGTTTTAGATGCACCTGGTGAAGTAGCAGACGTATCATTCTATGGTCAACCAGATCAAAGTGAAGAACCAATGAGTTCACACGATGACATGCTCAAATTAATGGGTATTGTCGATATGGGTAACGGCGACTTTGAAGACGAAGTAGAAGCACCTGGATCTTGCGGTTCAGATGATGAAATCGCAGTACAAGTAGATGACATGGACGAAGCATGTGGCGACAAAGCATATGAAGATCAAGGTTATGATGACAAAGAAGACGAGTCATTAGGCATGAGAACTGGTAAAGAATCAGGCAAGCATCAATCAATGAAAGATCGCAGAGATGACTCTTACGGTAAATTCGGTAAGAGAGATGAAGAACACAGAGACATCTCTAAAGAAGACGTTGATATCAACAAAGACTTTGACCAAGATGATGAAAAACATGACAACTATGGCATGAATGACAAATCACATGGGTATAATCATGGTGCTCTTGGTGGCAGAGGAGACAAAGAAAGAGGTGACGATTCTGAGAAACCTCTCAAGTTTTCTGAAGACCAAGGCTATGATGACAAAGAAGATGAATCTTTAGGTATGCGTACAGGAAAAGAGTCTGATAAGAAACAATCCATGAAAGATCGTAGAGATGACTCTTACGGAAAATTCGGTAAGAGAGATGAAGAACATAGAGACATCAAAGAGTATGAAGATGACCACGATGTTAAACCTCAAGCAGACGATATGCATGAAGATCAAGGCTATGATGACAAAGAAGACGAATCTTTAGGTATGAGAACTGGTAAAGAATCAGATCACAAACAATCAGACAAAGCACGTAGAGATGACTCTTACGGAAAGTTTGGTAAAAGAGATTCAGAGCATAGAGAAAAATCATTAGAAGAAATGATGAACATGATTGATGAAATGAGTCAGGGCTATGATGACAAAGAAGACGAGTCATTAGGAATGCGTACTGGCAAAGAATCAAGTAAAAAACAATCTATGAAAGACCGTAGAGATGATTCATATGGAAAGTTCGGCAAACGTGACGAAGAACATAGAGACATCAAAGAACAAGAAAAAGATGCAGGAACATATGACAAGTATGATTGGGACGCATCTACAGTTGCTAAGAAAGGCATTGACGAAGAATCTGATGCTGAAAGAGACGATCATGCAGAACGTGCAGGAAGAGAAGTTGCACGTGATGCACATTACGACGGTCGTAAGCATTCAAAAAGAGATGGAGAAGATGTTGTTAAAGATTTAGAATATGATGACTATAAAGATAGACATCACATGGAAGAAGATCAAGGCTATGATGACAAAGAAGACGAGTCATTAGGAATGAGAACTGGAAAAGAGTCTGATAAGAAACAAAGTATGAAAGATCGTAGAGATGATTCATATGGCAAGTTTGGTAAGAGAGATAAAGAAGACAGACATGTATCTTTAGAAGAAAATCTTAAAACTTTAGACTTACTAGCAGAAGTAGGAGCAGAGTCTTCAGAAGAACCTACTCAGCCGTTATCACAACATGATGATGAGAGACTCTTAACGAAAGAAGGCGCAGAGGATGCTCCTAAGGACTCAGTAAACGACGGTGAGAACGAAGAAATCACAGAAGTACAAACTGATGATCAAAGAGAATTCACTGTAGCAGAAAAAGAAGATAAAGAAGAAAAACTTGATGAATGGGCTAACGATGCAGGTAAAAACGGCACCGATACTTCATTTGAACAAGATATTGACTTTATGACTAAAGTAATCTCTGGTGGACTTAACAAACAGAAATCAACAGGTCAAACTACTATCCCAGTTATTGCTGGTCAAGAAGACAGAATGGGATACAATGGTGCTGACGTAGTTAAAGAAGGTTCTGTAATGTCATCAGATGGTTTTGCAACTATTTTAAACAAATTAGATAGCATCAAATAATAACAGAAAACGTTATACCCGTTTAAATACCCGGCTTAGTCGGGTATTTTTTTATCTGCTGATTAAGTTTTAAAAAGAATAAATACTAATATTAGGAAAGAATTGCTATGGCACAAAGAAATATTGACTTCGGAGCATTCCCAGACGATCCAGATGCAGATGCTATACGATCGGCATTTGAGAAAGTTCAGTTAAATTTTACAGAAGTATTTGCAGGACTAGGCGATCAAGCAGTAGTATCAGTTAACAAAACAGCAGGTCCTGGTGTATACTTAGTGAACGGCTCCCCAGTAGGGAACGTAGTATTAGGTGCTAACATCTCTTGCGTACAGTTTACTACAACTACTCTATCATTAAGCAGAGACGCACCCGGAAACGGATCTCCAGGTGGTAGTGCAACTATCACAGACTCTACACAAACATTATATATTGATATGCCTAACACTGTGGCAAACATCAGTGATGTTATAGTATCAAATTCTGTGCAAGGAAACGCAATCATTGGTAATGTATCAGGTGATTTCGGTTATGTATTAGCAAATGCATCATCTGGTAATGGTAATATTATTGGTAATAATGCATCATTATCTAATACTCTATCAGTAACAGGTAATATTACAGCAGGTAATCTAAATGTAAGCACAGGACAGATTACAGCAGGTCCTATAGTAGCAGGCAATCTATATGCTAACTCAGGTACAGTTAAAGGAGCAACTTTAGAAGGTTCTTTAGTAACTGCATCTCAACCAAACATAACAACAGTAGGTACACTAACTGGACTAGGTGTTCAGTCAACAGTAACTGCTGTAGCATTCACCGCAAACACTGGTTTATTTACTGGTGATGCAGGTGGACTATCAAACATCATAGGCGCTAATGTAACTGGCGCAGTACCATTCGCAACTACAGCAAATGCTGTAGCCGGCGCTAATGTAAGTGGAGAAGTTACTAATGCCGCAACTGCTAATGCAGTCGCAGGTAGTAATGTAAGTGGTGCAGTATCATTCGCAACAACTGCTAACGCAGTAGCCGGAGCAAATGTTTCAGGTGAAGTTACTAATGCCGCAACAGCAAACGCAGTTGCTGGTGCAAATGTCTCAGGTGCAGTAAGTTTTGCAACTACAGCAAATGCTGTAGCAGGTGCTAACGTAAGCGGAGAAGTACCTTTTGCCCAAGTAGCAAATTCAGTAGCCGGTGCAAATGTATCAGGTGAAGTTAGTTTTGCAGGCACAGCAAATAGTGTTGCCGGAGCGAATGTCTCAGGTGCAGTAGCAAATGCTACACATGCAGTATCATCAGATAGTGCTAACGCAGTAGCAGGAGCAAATGTAACAGGAGAAGTTCCATTTGCACAAGTAGCAAATTCAGTAGCAGGTGCAAATGTAAGTGGTCAAGTAGCATTTGCAGGAACTGCTAATATAGTTGCTGGAGCAAACGTTACAGGTACTGTAGCAAATGCAACATACGCAGACACATCAGGTACAGTTGAAACTGCCGCACAACCAAACATTACATCTACAGGTACTTTAACATCTGTTGCTGTAACAGGTAATACTGACTCAGGAAATTTAAATACTACTGGAGTAGTATCAGCAACTGGTAATATTACAGGTGGAAATGTATTAGGTGCAGGTGGTGTCTTTACATATGTATCTGGAGACGGAGCCAACTTAACAAACATATCAGTATCAACAGGTTCATATATCGAAAACGGTACAAGTGAAGCAAGACTTGATGCTTCTGGACCATTCAGAGTTACATCTGGTGGAACAGCAAACGTATTAATAGTTAAAAACACAGGAACAGAAGTAGAAGTAACAGGCTCAATGTCTGTATCAGGTGGAATCGATAACAATATTAACTTCAACAGTACTTCTAACTTAGGCCCAGTAGGTAATGTAACAATTACTGGTGGTGTTAGTGGAGCATTCTTACATACAGATGGAGCAGGTACATTAACTTGGAACACTGGAACTGTTCAACCAACACAAGGTGCAGACACACAAATTATTTTTAATGACAGCGGTGCATATGCAGGTAACACAGGATTTACATTTAACAAGACAACAGGAAATTTAGATGTCCCTGGTAACTTAATAGGTGCTAGTAAAGTATCTGGTACAACATTAGGTGGAAGTCTTGTAACTAATGCTCAACCAAACATAACATCACTTGGTACTTTAACTTCATTAATCTTAGGTGGTACTTTAAATACTAACTCAGATATTATTACTAACGCAGGTAACATTGAGATATCAGCAGGTACAGGAACATTTAAAGGTTCAGGTGCTGGATTATCAGCAATTGCTGGAGCAAATGTAACTGGTGAAGTAACAAATGCCGCAACAGCAAACGCAGTTGCTGGTGCAAATGTCTCAGGTGAAGTTACTAATGCCGCAACTGCTAATGCAGTAGCGGGTGCTAATGTAAGTGGAGAAGTTCCATTTGCACAAGTAGCAAATTCAGTAGCAGGTGCTAACGTTTCAGGAGCAGTATCATTAGCAACAAGTGCTACATCAGCAACAACTGCTGGTACTGTAACAACAGCAAGTCAACCAAACATCACTAGTGTCGGTTCATTGTCATCATTATCAGTCACTGGTAATGTGTCTGCAGGGAATGTATCAGGCACAGGTGGTGTCTTTACATATGTATCTGGAGACGGAGCAAATTTATCTGCTATCGCAGGTGCAAATGTTAGTGAAGTTCCTTTAGCAACTTTAGCAACAACAGCAACAACAGCAAACGCAGTTGCTGGTGCAAATGTTTCAGGTACAGTTGCATTAGCAACTACAGCAGGTACAGTGTCTACTTCAGCACAACCAAACATTACATCTGTTGGTACAATGACAGTGTTAGGTGTTAATGGAATTGTCACAGCACAATCATTTACAGCAAATACAGGATTATTTAACGGAGACGGTGGAGGACTATCTAATGTAGTAGCCGCTAATATCTCTGGAACAGTAGCAAATGCAACATATGCGACAAGTGCAGGTAGTGCGGCACTAGCATTAGATATTACAGGTGGACCGCAACCGAACATAACATCACTTGGTACATTAACTAGTTTAACAGTATCCGGTAATATAACTAATCAGACTCACATTATTAAAGATGTGAGTACACAAACAGCCTCTGGTACAGATCAAGCAGGTGCAGCCGCATTATTAAACGCAGATATATTTTCAGTTACAGTAAACGTGAGTAACAACGGTGTTAGACTAATGCCGGCGGCGGCAGGTTTATGTATATACGTTAAAAACTTATCAGGATCTAATCTATTAAAAGTATATCCTGCATCAGGCGATGCTATTGATGAGAACGGAACAAATGCCCCAATCGTTATAGGAGCGAAGGGACAGATTCAATTTGTAGCCCACAGTGCATCACAATGGTATAGTGTTGGCGCAACATATGCATAATGTTTTGCATCTCTAAGGATAAGAAACAGATGAGATTATCAAAGAATTTTACATTAACAGAGTTTGAAAAAAGTCAAACAGCAATACGTCAGGGTTTAGATAACACTATGCCTGAAGAACATTTAGATAATGCAAAAGCATTATGTGAAAACGTATTACAAAAAGTTAGAGATCATTACGGACCTGTCATTATTAATAGTGGATATCGTGGATCTGCTCTTAATTCAGCAGTAGGTGGAAGTGCTAAGTCACAGCATTGTAAAGGACAAGCGGCAGACATAGAAATACATAGTGTATCTAACTATGATCTTGCTAAATGGATTGAAAAGAATACTGATTTCGATCAAGTAATTTTAGAATTTTATACTCCCGGTGTCCCTGATTCAGGTTGGGTACATGTAACTTACAATGTAGAAGGTAACAGAGGGAAATCATTGACAGCATCTAAAGTCGATGGGAGAACACATTATTCTCTAGGTCTTAACAAATGAGTAATCATCCAGACTGGGTAACTACTGCAGGAAGTATCGGCACATTTCCTTCTCAAGTTCCTATGACCTTTACGTTTGAAGCAACTCCAAAACTTCCGGCAACTGCAATTACATATACTGTATTGAGTGGGACAATACCTACAGGCTTAACACTAAACAGTGAGACGGGTGTTTTATCAGGAACTCCAGGCATTGTTGGTAGTGATACTACATATAACTTTGCTGTAAGAGCAACAGATGATTATATAGGTGATGAACAACAAATAGCAGATAGAACGTTTAGTACAATCATAAGTGGTGTTGCTATTCCTACATTTACTACCCCAACAGGAACAATTTTAAATACGAATGATAGTGTATGGCGAGAACTGCAAATAGAATATACTAATCCAGTTACATCTAATCCAATATCGATCAGAAGAATACAAGGTAGTTTGCCTCCTGGATTAGAAATTAATGATAAAGGATTAATTAGAGGTTATCCTAGTCCACCAGTCATCAGTATTAATTATAGTGCTATCACTACATCGGTATTAGCAATATCAACTAATGTTTTAACAGTATTAAGTACAACAGGCTTTGTTAAAGAAAGACCTATTAACTTTACTGGCACAGTTTACGGAGATATTGTAGCAAATAGAACATATTATGTCAAGGATATTTTAAGTGCAACTACATTTACAATATCAAGTACACGTGGGGGAACCGAAGAAGTTCTTATTGACGGAGTAGGCACATTTGCCGCATCTTTACCACAGATTCAAACAGGTGAACCAACAGTACAAACATATTCATTTACATTAGAATTAACATCACCATTAGGAAACGCACTAGAATCATATAACATTGTTGTTGCAAATCAAAATGCTCCGATTAGTTCAGGTGGTCCTGGTTTTCCAGGCAACAGTAGAATACCTAGTGTTCTAAACACAAGACCTGCAACATTTGACGTTGCAAAAAATGATCCAACTAACTATGGTTACTATGTTTTTCCTAATAATGACATTAATACTACATATTCTCCTAGTACAGAAGCAAACATAGGATCATATCCAAGTGGAGAGTATTTTTCATGGAGAATGTTAGGTCAAGACTTTGATGGAGATGCATTAGAATATCAATTTATAGATTTACCCTTAGGTTTAGTAGGAGATTCTACTACAGGATGGATCACAGGAACGCCTACAATCGCATCTGACAGTATTTCTAACTATTCTTTTAGTGTGAACGTAAGAAAGGCTAGTTTTACTAACATACAGAGTTCAGTATTTAAATTTCAAATGACAGTTTCTAATAATATATTAGGAACAGTTACTTGGGTAACACCTAGTGATCTTGGTAAGATGAATAACAGTGAAACATCTGTATTATCTGTTAGTGCAACATCAGATGTTACACTTAACTACAGAGTAACTAGTGGAACACTACCTCCTAACTTAAAATTACTAGATAATGGAGAGTTATCAGGCACAGTATCATATCAACCGAATGATACATTTACAAATCCTGACACAGAAACAGAATTTGATTTTACAATCGAAGCATTCTCACCTCTTTATCCAGTTGTGAATGCAACAAGAACATTTAAATTAACTATTGTACAAGAGTTTACGCAACCTACAGACACATTGTATATTAGATGTGTTCCAGGTATTGCAGACAGAAATATAATTAAAGGATTACTTGATAATACTACAATTTTCCCTCTAGCAGATTTATATAGACCTGAAGATGTAAATTTTGGTAAAGCATCTAATATTACTTACGAACATGCATATGGAATTTATGCTAGTGACTTTGATGAATATGTAGCGGCTATCGATAAAAATCACTATTGGAGATATATTACTTTAGGACAATTAAAAACAGCAGTTGCTAAGAATGCGGCCGGAGAAGTTGTCTATGAAGTTGTTTATTCTGAAGTACAAGACAACTTAATTAATCCTAAAGGCAAAAGTGTCAGTGAAGAAATTGTTTGGCCAAGAAACATACCATTAAACAAAGGGCCATGGTATACAAGTGTAACTGATATCTACACAAGTTATGTTAATACAACACCAGAAGGACAACAGTTACAGACAGAAGAAACATTTGAAGATCAATTAATATCTAGTGAAAATAGTTTGCCTTTATTGACAGAAACAAGTCAGCCGGGATACTATACAAGTTTAACGCCGGGGTTTGCTAGAAATTTATTCCCCAACTCACTACCAAATATGAGAGATAGAACAGGAACAAACTTAGGACAAGAATTTGACTTTAGATTGCTACCTGGATGGATGACTAGTCAACAAGCAAACGGCTCAACATTAGGATATACTCCGGCTTGGGTCATTGCATATTGTAAACCAGGAACTGCTGATACAATTAAAAACAATATTGAAACATTATGGGTAGATCCTTTAGGCACACCATATACACTAAACACAATTAACTTTCAGTTAGACAGAATAACAGTAGATAAATCAATTACATTCGACTTTGATAATAACGTTAGTCCGCCCGCATGGACAGGACTACCGAGTGCTTCTCCGGAACCTAATCCAATTGACTCTGAAGATTTTCATGTCTTGTTTCCCAGACGCACTATCTTACCAGATAAAAGAAATGTATCTGGATAATTTGTGTTGATAAATAGTATATTGAGAGATTAAATAAATTATGAGTACAATTAATACAAACGGAATAGACGGAAATTATCCGACTCCGGGACAAAACAATAGTTCTGAAGGGTTCAGAAATAACTTCACGGCTATTAAAACTAATTTAAATACTGCTAGTACTGAAATTACAGAACTGCAGGATAAGGCTGTACTTAAACAGGGCTTAAACAATCTTACGTTAGACAATAATATGGCTAATACTTTAATTAGTAATGCCGCTATTAGAACGTTCCGTAATACAATGTATAACTTAGGTAACAATGTATCTGGAACTGTCATCGTTAATTGTACATTAGGTGACGTACAAACTGCAACTATCACAGGTGATACAACGTTTCAATTTGCAGGTTGGGCCCCTACTGCTACTAGACATACGATCACATTAGATTTAACAATTGCAAATACTACTGCAAATATAAATTTTCCTAGTGAAGTAAGTCAAAGTGAAAACATATTAGAGAACAATACACAAGATATAAACGGTAATCTAGTAATTGCTACTGCACCTTATAACGCAGGTCAACTAGTATATGATTTATCTACTATTGATTGTGGTAATTCAATTTTAATAACACCTACTAATAGAAGTTATCAAACATCTCAAATTGAAGAAAGAGTAGCAATGACACCAACAGGCTATCAGGGTGATAGAAATGGCGACATTGCAGTTGAATCTTCAGTACAACCAGTTACAGTTACTGCTTCAGAAGCCGCTGGTGACACCTTAACAACGTCATCAACAGCAGGTTTCTATTTAGGTATGCCTATTCAATTCTATGGAGTTGTGTTTGGTAATATTGTAGCAGGAACAACTTACTATGTAAGAACTATTGTTGCTAATACTTCATTCACTATCAGTTCTACACTCGGTGGTGGAGATTTTGCATTAGCCGATGCAACAGGAACAATGCAGGCAAAACCAGTATCATATGTATACATGTCTGTTGGTACTTATAATAGCACTGCGACTGTAGATAGTATTATTTCAACGACTGCTACAGCAGATCAAGTTGAATTTAATTCTCAAAATTCAACTATATTCGACAATGGACTAAATCAACCAGTAGTATTTGCAGGAGCTACTATAGACACTGCTAATACTAACATTCAAGCAAATACAACATACTATGTTAAAAGTTTAGACAACAGCGGAGCAAATCTTAAGATGTCAATCAGTCGTACTCGCACAAATGGGGTAGCAGATGCAAATGTAACTCTAGGAACTGTAAGTTCTTTTGCTGGAAACGTAACTGCTACAGTATACAATCAAGGAAATGATATCTGGAAACGAGTCACACTCGACTCATTCTAATGAGGTAGGCTATGTCAGGCATGCATCATCCATTTATAAGTGATCTTTCAGACAAGAGCATTGAAGATTTGCAAGAAGCAATCGCCGATCTTACATCAAAAATAACTTTTGCCCATAGAACACAAAATGGACCTATGATTAATCAACTAGACATGATTATGAATAGTTACAAAGATGAACAAAAGAAAAAGTTAGATAAATTATTTGCTGACAAAGATATTGGCGACAATATAAAAGTAGATAGGAAATAAAATGAGTACCAGAATCGAAAGAGATTTAGGCTTTTCGACTGCAATACATTTTGCAGATCAATTCCTTCTTAATGAATACATTATGACTTTATCTATTCTAGTCGAAACCGACGATTATAAGGAACAGAATATAGCACTAGAAAGAATACTACACTTTGTTATGTATGTGTTAAACAACTGTCTTCTTATTAATCAAAATGATGAGGCATCAATTAAAAAATACAAAAATGCAGGCATTAGAGTTTGTACATTACCAGAAGATCCAGTAGATCAAATTATTTCGATGACTTTGCTACAAAAGTTTAACTCTATTACAGAAGGTCGTCTCAAAGTAACTGACTGTACTCTAGGATCTAATCTAAGTGACGGAGTTAGATTCTGTACAGTAGCAGAAGTAGCAGAAAATCATATAGATAATGATACTCACAAATGGTGGAATTGTAATTCTTTGTGTATTGAAACACCTAAGCCAATCGATGATGATAATAATATCGTAAAACTCTTTGACAATGACGATTGGGAAAAACTTGAACTTCATTTTAAAAAGGGTAAAAAACAACAAAATCATTGATCCTTTTCACTTGTATTTCACACATATTAATGTATAATATATCATATGATTAACGATTACTACGGATGTCCTATCTATACTGAACGAGATTTAGTAGATATCTATATGAAGAATCCCAAACAAAAGTTAAACAATACTTTTACAGATAAAAAGATAGAAATCGATCCTACATTAGAAATCGAAAATGCTCCGCATCTCATAGAACATACACTAGCACAAATGTCAGTTGCAGATTTTGATGAAGAAATGAGAAGTAAATGGCATATGCCTCAAAAATATAGAGAATTAGATATTGCTAAATGGTTATTAGAACAATGCAAACATGAAGAAGAATTTCAACGTGTAGGTAAAGAATTGTTATTATATCAAAAACGAGGACAGTTCTTACTATTGCAGTATATGAAATATCTTGTTGATTTAATGAGAGAAAACAATATTGTATGGGGAGTAGGTAGAGGCTCAAGTGTCTCTAGTTTTGTTTTGTTTTTGATCGGTATTCACCGTATAAATAGTATCTACTACGATTTAGATGTCGAAGAATTTTTAAAATAGGATAAGATTATGGGAAGAACATACAAAACAGCAAGAGGCAAAACGTTAGACATGGCGTCTTTGATTGCTAAACAAGAAAAGACACGTGCTGTTAGTAATATTAATGCAATTAATTCTCGTGGAGATGAAATTGATCAGGCTGGCAATATAGTAAGACCAAATACTCAAAGAGTAGCAGAGTCATATGCATCACAAGTGGGAACTCAAGGTGCAGTAACTTTACAAGAACGCCCTGAGAATCCTAACATTAGTAAGAGTGCTAATCCAAATGCTCCTTTATCTCCTAAACAAAAGAGAGAACTTGAAGCATTAGAAAAAGAAAAAAATACTAAAACAGTGGGCGAAGCACATCCAGAGACACCGATGTTAAACAAGTTAGTAGAAGAATCAACACCGCAAGTGCAAGAAACTGTCGAACCAGTAGCAGAAGTGGCGCAAGAAAGTGTAGAAGAATATGTAGCACCTATCGAAGCAGAAATTGCTCCTATTCCCCCAGTAGAGCCTGAAGAATTTGTAATGAAATCAGCAGATGAGGCTCCAGATAGTTTTCCAGCAGAAGGTGAACTTCATCCTGAAGAGGCTGAATTAGCAGAACTCGAAGAAGACTTTGATATCGAAGCAATTAAAAAAGCGGCATTAGAAAATATTGTAACAGAAAAACCAAAATCTACTAAGAAGGGTAAAAAGTAAATGGCTATAGGACTTAAATCTAATATCAATCGTATTCATTGCAAATCATTAAAAGCAATTAACGATAAAGTTATCGTACATGGTATGGACTTCGGTGGACAAACACTTAAGTCTGGAATCATTTTAATGGACGATGATAAGAAATCAGCAGGCATCAAGCCTCGTTGGGCACAAGTCTATTCAATAGGACCAAACGCAATGACTGAACTTAAAGTAGGTCAGTATGTTCTTGTTGGACATGGTCGTTGGACACGTGGTATTAACATTGTAGATGAAGAAGGTGAAAAAACAATTCGTTGTGTAGACCTTAAAGACTGTATGCTAGTTAGTGATGAACCGCAACAGAACATGGCATACGGAGATAAAGAAGGAGCATAGTTTTCAGGTTTTTGAGGTGTATGTTCATGTGAATATACAATTGAAAAATTAAAGGAGACTATATGAAATTTTTTATTTTTACCCTAGCACTAGTTTCATTCGGTGCTACTGCTCAAACTGTTATTAACTATGAAGACGGTTCTACATTGACCCTTAAAGAAGGAGAAATGATTCATGTTACTAAAGGTAAGTTGTATCAGCAACGAACTTACAGTAACGGTAGAACTATTCAGTTTAAAGTGTTTCCAGAAACTAGTCAACGAGACTATGTTCAAGTAGATAACGGAACTGATGATGATATGGCTGTTGGATCACATGCTTGGTGTAGTGCATATATCCCATGGTCAGAAGGATTGACTTTTGGTATGATATCTTGGCAACGTGCCTGTGATTCAAACAATGACGGTGTTTATGACGAAGATGATGCAGGTTGGGAAGGCTAAAATAAAGGGCACATTGTTGCCCTTTTTACTCAATTAATGATTGACATCTATTCATTAATCCTGTATAATATCTGTAATAACTTAAATTCTAAGAGGTATGAATGAAGAATCAATTGTGGGTAGAAAAGTATCGTCCTAAAACAGTAGACGGCTATGTCTTTACTGATGAAAATCAAAAGAATCAAGTAGAAAACTGGATTAGTGAAGGTAGTTTCCCTCATTTATTGATGTCAGGTGATCCGGGTACTGGTAAAACAACACTAGCAAAATTGCTTATACATGAGTTAGGTGTTGAAGAATATGATGTGCTAACGATCAATGCTTCACGTGAGAATGGTATAGACATGCTACGTGAAAAGATCAATGGCTTTGTGCAGACTATGCCGTTTGGCAAGTTCAAGGTGGTGTTGTTAGACGAGGCTGACTATTTAACTCAGCCCTCGCAGGCAGCCTTAAGAAATGATATGGAGTCATACCATGAGACTGTAAGATACATTCTCACATGTAACTATGCCCATAAGATCATTCCTGCACTCAAGTCTCGTTGTCATCAGTATCATATTGCAAAGCCTGATATGACAGAGTTTACAGCAAGAGCGGCAACTGTGTTAGTCACAGAAAATGTTGAGTTTGAATTAGATGTATTAGATACATTTGTTCGTGCAACTTATCCTGACTTACGTAAGTGTCTCAATCAATTGCAAGTAAACAGCGGTTCCGGCGCTCTCAGGCCCCCTCAGAGTGCAGGACAGAGTGAAGATGAACTCTTAGTAGAAGCAACAAATCTGTTTAAAAGCGGTAATTTAATCGAAGCAAGACAACAATTGATGCAATATATTGCATTGTATCCTACTCGTATTGAAGATACATATCGTTGGATGTATGATAACTTAGACTTGTTCGGTGCAAGTAATGAAGAACGTGATGCAAATATTATTGTCATTAGAAACGGTCTAGCAAATTTACCCTTAGTAGGTATCCCAGAGATATCACTTGCCGCAACTTTAGTTGAGTTGACTTCTTAACTGTATAAATATTTGATATGAGATACTTATTAATACAATACATTCGCAAACCAAATGGTCAGATTGACGAATTGGTGCAAACTTCACGTAAACTTAAAAAGTCAGACATGAACACTAAAAATGTGATTATGGATTATTCTGATAATTCTATTCATAAATGTGTAATCGAAGGTAATAACCATGATACTACATTTGAGCAGATGTCTGAATACTACAAAAGAATCTATCCTAAACTGATTGAGCAGTTAGAGAAAGAAGCACCAATCGAAAAGAAATCAAAGAAAAAATAAAATGAATGATTTTGTACCCAATATGTATGTTTGGGAAATGCTATTAGATAGCAATAGAACAAACGCATATATAAAGTACATTAAGGAAAACGTCAAAGACAAAGTTGTAGTTGACTGCGGCGCAGGATCAGGTTTCTTTACTTGGTTAAGTATATTATATGGTGCAACGAAGATTTATAGTTGTGAGTTAAACTATCAATCCTATAACTTCTTACGAAACAAATACAGAACTACAGATCAAGTTGAAGTGTTAAACATAGATATCTTTAATGACGAATTACCAAAAGGAGATATTTATATACATGAGTTATTTGGTCATTGTGCATTGACTGAAGGGCTTTTATTTTTCTTAGATAATTGTCAAAAACAACAAATACATAATATTTTTCCTAATAATTTAAAACTTATATCATGTAAGATGCAACACTTACAGCAAAAGCCAGTCACATTAGAAGACTTTGATGATAGTAAAATGGATAAACATTTAATTGATTATTTTAAATTAAACAATAAAAAAATTGATCCTAACCGCTATCTATATAATACAAACTATACGATTAGTGATAAAGAAACAATCTTTGATAGTAATATTTTTGATCTATTAGATTTAAAATTTGAGCCTACTGGAACGCACACTTATTTTGAAGCAGGATTTAATGACGAGTATTATTCAAGTTTTGTTAAGAAACAAAACTCATGGGAAATTGAAAAGCAAGTTACACATCCTTATCTTGCATATCCAGCATATGCTGAAAGTGTTCTGAATAGAAAATTAAAGACCTTGTAGGGGCAAATACATTCAGAGTGAAAGGGCCTAAAACGGCCCTTTCTTTTGGTTTATATGGACCTATGAAATTATTGATACATCTTTAATACGTGTTCAATAATCTTGTGTCTCCGTATGTCTTTTCGATCAAATGTACATGCTTTCATGCCTGGTACTTTGTGTAGATCGATTCTGTCTTGTAAATCGAGGAGCCCATTATCATATGTTTTTCGGTCAGTCTGTTCAACATCACCATTGATTATGATTTTGCTACCCTCAGCAATCCTTGTCATTAACATTTTTATTTGTGACGGTGTTGCGTTTTGAGCCTCATCTAGTATAATCCAAGAGTGTTTGAAGTTTCTGCCTCGACAAAATGCTAAAGGTGTTATTTCAATTATTTGTTCCTTTAACATATATTCGATTTCATTCTGTGAATAGTATTCACGTACTACGTCAAATAAAGGTCTTACCCACGGTTCCATTTTTGAGTTTAAGTCACCTGGTAAAAATCCATGTTTTTCGTCATCTACAGCAACAGCAGGGCGTGTTAATAGTATTTTATCGCACTGACCCGATCTTAATGCTCTCATTGCCGCCAACATTGCTAAGTAGGTTTTACCTGTTCCAGCAGGGCCACTAGCCATAACGATATCTGTTTCAGGGTCATTTAATGCTATAATATATTTTTCCTGATTTATACTCTGAGGTATTAATTCGATTGGTCTACGTGACTGTTGCTTTTTTCTATACTTGCTAAAGTCGATGGATTTTGAGGAGTTCATGTAGAATGTGTCCTCGGCGCTGTTTTGAGTTTCCCTGTGTCTGTATGGTTCATGTTTTTTCCTAAGTGCTCCAGTTTTGCGTTTACTCATAAATTTGTTCCTATGTGATTTAAATTAGAGAACAAAATGTAAATTGTTCTCACTAAATATTTACCGGATAACGGTGAGTAAAGAGTCAATGGATTAGGAAATACGACTTTGTGATAAATACTAGCATCCAGCAAAGTATCGTAAAATTCTTTTGCGATCTCGGAGAGATAAATACTAGTATGACTAAAGCAATTACAGGCGACAATCTTGCTAGGAAACAAGCAGATTCATTCTTCAAAGACATTGACTTTATTAGCATCGTAGATACGATTAAGAACATCTACATGTCTGATGGATCGATGAATACTCTATTGGATTTTGAAAGAGTTTTAGATGAAGCAGATATTTATGCTTACAAAAACTGGATCAATGGTGAGTTAGTGCAAGGACCCGATGTTGGACGTTACACATGTAAATGTTCTTTTATGTGGCCTTACAAACTTATGCCTGATCCAAGAGCAACATTAAGACTTGCAACTATAGGTTGTAATGTTAAAATGATGAAATCTAAGATTGAAGTTCCTGTAGCAGTCACATCATATGAAGACTTTCAATCAGGAAGTCGTTATCCTAAAATGCAAGAAAACAAAGTTTGGTTTATGCAAATCGAAATACCTTTTGAATTGATGGATGACATTAAAGAAGGAAGTGTTGACATTGCAGAAGACACAATCGATCTATCAGAAATTGAAGATGCATATGACAATGATTTAGAGCAAACAAAATCAGAAGACGATGCAGGCGCAGATGACATGATGGCAGACGATGATATGACAGCAGGCGCACCAAATGATGGCGGAGCATTTCAAATCTAATGACTATAATTACTGAAAGTTTAAACTACTTAGATATGGAAAATCAAGTTTTTCCTATTGTTTCTGTTGATGAATATGCCGCTAAGATGGGTAGTGATGAAGACATAGTTACAGTAACATTCATGGTTAAATCAAAATTAGTAGCAGAAGATTTAGTGACATGGTTTGAAAGAGGCTATGATTATATCTTAGATGCAAGTATTAGTGAAGGCGAACTTGAACCTAACAAATGGTTAGTCTTTGTTGAAATGGAAAGACGTTCATGGGTAGCACGTAGATTGTTAGGATTAATTAGAGACATGGAAACATTAACAGGTATGCCTGTCGAAGATTATACTCTTAACATTGATGGTGAAGATTACCCACTAGAGTTAGATATTATGAAACAAAAAATTATCTTAAACCCAGCCAAATATGAAATCGAAAAAAATGTCGATGAAGAACTCAATGAAATGAGACTTAAAGCCGGCTTAGATCACAAAGAATCTGATAAACCTAAAGACGAATATATCAAAAGCATTCAAGCCGCAGCCGGCATCTAACGGGCAAATAAACAATTGACTTCTGCACATGTGGCTGTTATAATATAGCATGGACCACTATCAAACATTAGGCGTCACGCCTCAATCCGATGTTAAAGCAATTAAAACTGCATATCGCAAACTTGCGTCCAAACATCATCCTGATAAAGGTGGTGACCAAGAAGAATTTAAAAAGATTCAAAAAGCATATGATACTCTAAGTGACCCGCAGAAACGAGCAGAGTATGACAATCCAAATCCATTCAATCAATTTCAACAAGGTGGAAATCCATTTGGGGACAACAGCCCATTCGGTGATATCTTTGGTGATATCTTTGGTCAACGTAGACAGCCACGTCAACCACAAAGACCAATGTATAGAACAACATTAAATGTTACATTACGTCAAGCATATACAGGTGGAAGTCAAACATTAGAACTTAATACGCCGCAAGGTAAAAAAGTAGTCAACGTTAATATACCAAAGGGTGTACAGACTGGACAACAAACAAAGTATGATAATCTAGTACAACCGAACAGTACAATGGTTATTGATTTTAATGTTATGCCTGACTCTTGGTTTGAAAGACATGGACATCATTTAGTATGTTCGCATAATATTTCTGTATTAGATTTGATTGTAGGAACAACATTTAACTTTACTACTATCTCTGGAAAAGTAATGAAAGTGAAAATAGCAGGAGGAACACAACCAAATACACAAATCAAGTTGGCAGGACAAGGTATGCCTATTGGTGATCCACGTGGACCTAGTATAACTTCTGGGCAATTTGGTGACCAATTAATCTTGCTAAAAGGTATCATTCCAGATACAATAGAGCAAGGTGTTATAGATGCCATTACAAAATATAAAGATATACAAGACTTGAAAGACAACTAAATATATATAGAGGAACAAAAATTTGAACACATCACCAGAAATCGAAAACATTATCTCTAAGGCAGTTGAGAAGGCAAAGTCTTTCAACCATGAATATGTTACTATAGAGCATTTACTACATGCATTAGTAACACACCCACCATTTAAGAAAGTATTAAGTCAGTTTAATGTTGATACTGATTTAATGATCGGAGAGATAGAAGCATATCTTAATGGACTACATGCTATTGAGTCTAAAGATCCAGAGTGCGTACCTAAGAAAACAAATTCATTAGAACGTGTAATGAACAGAGGTGTCACTCAGGTTCTATTTACAGGACGTAGACAAGTTACTACTATCGATTTATATTTGTCGATAGCAACTGAAGGCAATACTCATGCACATTACTTCTTATTAAAGTATGGCGTAGTTAAGGCTCAGTTTATTGACTTTTGGCAGAAGCATTATCGACACCAAGATTCGCAACAAATCGGTGCAGAACAAGCAGACGAAATCTTAGAAGAATACACAACTAACTTGACTCAAATGGCTAGAGACGATAAACTAGAGCCTGTCATAGGTCGTGTAAGTGAAATTGATGATATCATTAATGTTCTAGCAAAAAGATTTAAAGCAAATGTATTGATGGTAGGCGACCCAGGTGTAGGTAAAACTGCAATCGCAGAAGGCATCGCATCAGCAGTTGTTAACCAAGAAGTACCAGAGTTCTTAGAAGGACATGAAGTTTATTCATTAGAGATTGGTAACTTACTTGCTGGATCAAAGTATCGTGGCGAGTTTGAAGAAAAAGTTAAAGAAGTCATTATGGCTTTAGAAGTTAAAAAGAATTGTATCTTATTCATTGATGAAGCACACACTATGGGTGGTGCAGGATCAACATCAAATGGATCAGTTGATTTTGCAAACATGATTAAGCCTGCTATTACTAAAGGCACACTTAAAGTTATTGCATCAACAACATGGGAAGAGTATTACGAATCATTTGAGAAAGACAGAGCATTAATGCGTAGATTCTATCGTGTAACAATTGATGAACCTTCACATGATACTACAGTTAGAATTTTACGTGGCTTATCAGAAAGATTAAATGACTTCCACGAAGTTAATATCACAGAAGAAGCAATCGAATCCGCAGTTGAAATGGCTGACAGATATATACATGAAAGAAAGAATCCAGATAAGTCTATTGACTTACTTGATGCCGCATGTGCAAAACAACGTGTAGCAGAGAACAAAGGCGCAGAGATAACTAAGTCTTTAATCTTAGATCAAGTAGAGAAGTTCACAGGCGTCCCTGCTGACAAACTTAAAGGGGACAACGTAGATCGTATTACGAACTTAGACGTAAATGTTAAAAGTAAGTTATATGGTCAAGATGATGTAGTTGATAACGTAATCGAAAGAGTTTATGTATCGTTTGCAGGAATCGGCAACGAAACTAAACCTATCGCAAGTTTCTTATTTTTAGGACCGACAGGCACGGGAAAAACAGAATTGGCTAAATTGCTGTCTAGTAACTTAGATATGCCACTACTCAAATACGATATGTCCGAGTATTCAGAGAAGCACAGTGTAAGCAGTTTGATAGGACCTCCCCCGGGTTATGTAGGATTCAGTGATTCACAAGTACAAGGCGGACGTTTAATATCAGATTTGAGTAAGCAACCTCATTCAATCATGTTGTTTGATGAAGTTGAGAAAGCACATCCTGATATCTTTAATATCTTCTTACAAATGTTAGACGAAGGTACGATTACTGGGTCTAATGGTAAGCAAGTATCATGTAAGAACTGTTTAATTATTCTCACATCTAACTTAGGTAGTGCAGACGGTGAACGTTCAAACATTGGATTCGGTGATACAGACAAAGTAGGCGAAGATGAAAAAGCAATGAAGAACTTCTTCAAGCCAGAGTTTAGAAATAGACTTGACATGGTTTGTAAGTTTGGTAAACTTGATCAATTATCTGTTAAAAAGATTGTTATTAAATTTGTTGCTGACCTACAGACAGCATTGATTGATAAACATAACATCACTCTTAACTTTGATGAAAATGCAATAGAACATCTTGCAAAAGTTGGTTATGATGCAAAATTAGGTGCAAGACCACTAGCAAGAAAGATCGATGAACTTATTAGAGTACCTCTAAGTAAGAAGATTTTATTTGAGCAAATCAAAGATGCAAATGTTATGTGTTTAATTGACGATGAAACTAAAGAAATTGCATTTGCGGCAACTCAAAAACAAATTGCACAAGTAGGCGATGATGGTATTATCGAAGTAGAAGACAACCCTAACTCATCATAATCTTAACTACAGACTAGATAAGCATAAATACTCTAATAACACGGAGATAATTATGGCTAAGATAGTCGAAGACATGGTCGCAATCAAGTTAAGCAAAATCGCAAAAGATGATGCTCCTGATTCACCAATCATAACTGATGAAATCGCATCACAATTAGAAGCAGTTGCACAAGAGTTAGTTGGCGAAGCAGTTATTGTAGAATTAGTAAGGGGATAATAATGTCACAATCAACAATTTTAACATTATTGCCACAGACACCATATAACAATGATGGTACTGGTAATGCATATAGTGTAACTGGTAATTCAGTTCAGGCAGCCGGATACATTTTAGGTGGTCAAGACCTACAAACATTAACATATAACTTCTCAGAAGTTACAGGTAATCTTATAATAGAAGGAACATTAGCATCAACTCCTGCTGACGGAGATTGGTTTGAAGTTTTTCATACAACAGCAAACAATTCATCTAATGTAAATTCAAATACAAATACCTATACGAATATTACAGGCAACTTTACATATATGAGAGCAAAACTTGAAGCCTTCAATAACGGTGTAGTCCAATACGTAAAGATTAGTTACTAATATGGCGAATATTGTTATTATGCCCGGGGGTTTTCACCCATTTCATGCAGGGCACGCCGCACTGTATAATGCTATAAAAGAAAAGTATGGCAATAGTGATGTCTATGTGGCCGCTAGTAACAATCAAAAAGAAAGACCTTTCCCCTTTAAAATTAAAGAAAAATTAGCACAGATATCAGGTGTACAGCCTGGTGAATTTGTACAAGTTAAATCTCCGTTTGTACCAAAAGAAATCACAGACAAATATGACCCTGATAAAGATTCAATCGTTTTTGTACGTAGTGAAAAAGATCGCAATGAATATCCAAAGCCAGGCATGACAAAGAAAGACGGATCACCGGCATACTTTCAACATATAACTGATCAAGGTTTACAGCCTTTAAGTAAAGTAGGTTACATGGATTACTTACCAGTCAAAGAGTTTGCAGGCATTACTAGTGCTACACAAATCAGAGAGACATGGCCTAGTCTTAATGATGAACAACGAGAAGAATTTGTAACTCACATCTACCCTAATATTAAAGGCAATGATAAATTAATTAAAAACGTAGTAAAGTTATTAAGTAAGGGTATGTCTTTAAACGAAGGTTTGGCATACATCGATGATAAAGGTAACAGAGTAGATTATACAAGACCTGATTTGCCTACAGATATTGAAGATTTAGTAATTGATTGGTTTAATGACAGAGACAGATATACTAAAGCAACGTTACAATCTAAAGGATATAAAGTAGACGTTGATGATAAAATTAATAACATCGATATAGTAGATAAGAAAGGAAGAAAGTATACTGTTTCAGTAGATGATGCTATGGGTAAACTAATACAACAGGCATACCAAGAACCTATTAATGAAGATAAGCCAGTAGCAAAGTATAATACAAAACAAGCAAATAAAATGATAAGAAGATACTGCCAAGAAAAAGAAATTCCTATACAGAGGATTCTTACGCAAGGTAAAAAGCCAAGAAAAAATCTTACTGTTATAGCAGATCGCCATGTACTTCAAAATTGGGGTCCTGAAGGAGTTCCAGCATTTACACAAGAAGATGCAAATGAAATTCAGGTGATGTTAGATGCACCTAGAGTAACTATTACTGGTCAAGGCAATTATATAAATGTTCATGGAGTAATGAAAGGAGAATTAAATGATGAGCCTCTCAGAGAAGCATTTGTAAGTCCAGATCAATCAAAGCAATATTGGAACCATGATGCACAAAAAGTAGGAGTAGGTGGAGAAATTGAAATGCCATTAACAGATAAACCAAACTTAAACGGTAGAAGACAAGGATTCAATGAAGGCGAAGAAAGAAAAGATATTGCAGTTGCCGCATATGAATGGTTATTAGATTTAGCAACTAGTCGTCCTGATTTAGATTATGATGAACTTTATAGAGCATTAGAAGGTGTTAGCCATGACGATCTTGGTACACAAAAATTAGATTATTTTATGGGAGAGCCATTAGGATTGAACATGGATAATAAAGGATCAATTGTTAATGCTGTTCTTGCTCAAATGATGCAAACAGAAGGTAGATATAGATACAACGAAAGTATAGATAAAATTCGTAACATGATTAAAGAAACTGACGATGATAAAAAATCTAAATCAGTTGACTTACATCGTAAATTGTTTGAACTCTTTGAAGAAGAAAAAGACAATGTTCTTAACTTCCCAGACAAAAAAAGCAATGTAATCGATTTAGATAGGCAGAGAGAATATAAATCTGCTCGTCAAGGCATATACACTAGACGTAGAGAACAACAAGAAAACTATTTAAAAGTAATACAAAATACTCTATTCGGATTGCATGAAGAATTTGCTGAACTGGAACAGTTAGGTTTGATGCCTATAGCAATGAAAGATGCATTTGAGCAAACAAAAGAACTTATTCAATACATTGAAGATTACAATCCAGACGATGATGATTTTCCATTTGATAGAGATGACTTAGTAGAAAAACTACAGGTTAAAACAGTTCAACTTAAAGAATACTTTGGTGGTTGGAGAGATACACAAGCACCTAGAGTACTAAGACAGCAGACTCCTAAACTGACTCCTAAAGCATTTTGGAACACGATTGATTTATCCGAAACTGCTGATTATATCGAAGAAAAATAATTTGACCAGGCATTCCTACAGTAAATAATAGTAGTTATATACAAGCAACTACATTTAATATTAGGAGTTATAAACAATGCCAAGTCGCAAAAAACCCGCCCCTAAGAAGGCGTCTAAGAAAGTTACAAAAAAGAAAGAAGAGGCTAATATCCCATTAGATCAACTGAAAGAAGCAGTTGAAGAAATTAATGAGGCGCCTCCTGCACCACAAGAAGGACAAGTACAAGTTAATGTAGATTTTCTACGCACAACTAAAGTACATATAGCAATGCCTTGCTATGGTGGAATGCTGACTGAATCTACATTCATGTCATTCATCAAGTGGGCAAACACCGCACGTCAATTAAACATTGATTGGACATTAGAGACAATGGTTAATGAATCATTGATTAGTAGAGCAAGAAATACATTGACTGCTAAATTCTTACATATGCCAGATGCAACACATTTAATGTTTATTGATGCAGACATTGGTTGGGAACCTTGGCACTTACTAGTATTATTAAACAGAGACGTTGATGTCATCGGTGGATTGTATCCAATGAAGACTATGCCGATCAAGTGGGTAGTAAATG